TATTGTTCATTGCAGTTTGAACAGGCTGTATGAGCTATATTTAAGGCTTAGTTAGCTCTTTTGGCTTTTTACCACCTGCACCATAGGGCAATTCATGCCATTTATTTTCATCGCGTGGCATCATTGCGAAGTAACCAATATCAGCTAAACATTTATCAAAAAGCCAATCAGAAAAACCTTTTATCAATCGGGCAACTACCCAGTACAAAATAAATCCATAAATCATTTGTAAAATATGCTGTAATCTTTGCATCATTAATTCCTATACTGTTCAGGGATAGCGGCTAGTGCCTCTTTAGCAATTTTGCCGCATTTAGCACTACTATGATTTACTATTGCAATTTCACTTAACGCCTCTTGCAATCTATTATGGCTTTCTAGTATCTCACTTAAATTAGCCTCAAGCCATTTCTGCGCGAAGGTGTTTAGCTCTTCTTCAGAAAAACAATATGGTCTAATAAGAAAAGCCGTATTAAATCCACCATATTCAATCGCTAACTCTTTTTCTGTTTTCATACTATTCCTTTCGCTTTGGCTAGTGCTTTATCGCACTTTTCTAGTGTTTCGTGAAATTCGTCACCATCGAATGAAACTCTATCATTATTAATATCATTTACTACCACTAACAATTGGCTATGTGCGCAATTCAAAGCATCTACCAACTCCGCAATGAGCTTGGCTTGGTTAGGTGCTGTATGTGTGTAAAGTGGAAACCAGCCATACCCTTCATTTGGATAATTAAGATAGTATTTTTCTTTGGTATCTTCATTTATGAAGGCATAGCAAAATGGCTCACTATTAGCTACTGGCTCTTGCTTGGCTTGCTCTTGGGCGTCTTTACGCCCCGCCTTAAACCCGTTGTAAGCCCATTGCGACAATAGCTTGTGTGCCTCTAAATCATTTTTGTAAACGTGGTTTAAAGTGTTAAACCACTTCTCAAACGCCTCTCTACTCATGATTCACCTCTCTTGCTTTGTCGATGGTGTTGATTGGGATTCTTATGCAAGTAAATCCCTCTTGTGCAGCTTGTTCTGCCATTGCTTTTATTGCCTCAATAAATTCCACATCTTTCTTAAGCCTCTCATACTCATCAACTGTTATGGCGATAGTGTTTGGTGGTGTAGGTGCGGCGTTTAGCATGGATTTGTAAGCGTCAAGAAAAAAACATTGCTGGTCACACCACTTGGCTAGGTCATAATAAAACTTAGCTTTATCATTTTGTGTCATCTAAACACCTCACCTATAAGCTTCCACCAACAAATAACCATGATGGAGATTAAAGTTAGGTGATGCACAAAAATAAAGTGATAGCTTGCAGGAAGTTTATTGTTTAAATCATATGCAAACGGAATTGACATGAACCCTAAAAATATTATAGCAATATAAATGTATTTCATTTCTCATCCTTTAAGGTGAATATTGGTTTGCCGTATTCTCTGCGTATCTCAACATATCTAGCCAACTGCGCTTGCAAGTTAGCAATAGTTTCTGCCATTGCTACGGCTTGCCCTTGAAACTTAATCAGTTCATCCAACTGCGCTTCTAATTCAGCTATTCGTATATCACGATGCGCGAGTTCGCCAGCAATATCACTTTTAGCGTGTAGAGCCTCACCTGTCATAGCAGAAACGTGTTTAATGTAATGCTCACCTTGCGCCATGTGGTCGCGCTTACCATAAAGTCTAATCAAATCATCGTTGCTCATTTTATACCTTTCAATTTAATACATAGTCCATAGCACATTAAAATTAAGTTTGGATATTGATGTACGGTCTCACCAGTAATCTTAAATATGTGCTACAGGCTAGATACTCAACTGCTCTCAACCCAGTGAAATTTTGGGTATTTACGCTTATATCCAACTACCTGCGCAGGGTTCTTTAAAATGGGATATCGTCCTGAAACCCATCATCAGGCAAATCATTTCTAGGCGATTGTGGCGCGTTATTTTTTTGCTTTGGTGTATTGCTATCGCCAGTATGCTGGTCGTAATGCAGTTTTGCTTTTAATTCGGATTGCGTAATCATGATTTACTCCAAATATATGTGTGTGGTCTGCGGCATGAGCCTAGATTAACTCTGTTAGGCGTAACCGCCAAAAAGCGCATAAGCATAATGAATGGGATAAACGGCCTCCCTTTAGCAAATTCTTTTATCCACCAAATAGCTAGAGTATCTGATATGCAATGTGAATCCTCACACACCCATTGACACTTGCCTTTTACTGGCTTGCGTTGAAAAGTTGTTAAGTACATTATGAAAAGTCCTTATCGGTCATCCCGCTATCAATTTCTTTTTGTTGCATTCTTGATATTGGCGTATTAAATATTTCGTCAAATGCATCTCGCTCTTTCGATGATGCTTTAAAAAACTCTACCGTTTCGTTAGCTTGGCGGCAGCTGTTAACTAGATTGCTAAACTTAATCCAGCCATCGGGCGCTTTGCCTTCGCTTTCTTCGTAATCACTAGGCGGGTAATATGCGCCTGTTAGTTTGTAGTTATCGCTCATCATCATCTCCTAAAGAGGATCGCCCTCTGTTAGTTTGTTTTTAATTTCATCTTTCAACGTTTCGTAATCGGATTTGTTCGGTATCTGCTTCCAAATAGCGCCAAGCTCGTCAAGTGTTGTTGCAGAATTTAACTCTGCTCTGTAATCTCTAGTTTTTTCTACGCCACCACTTGCCCAAACTGCGATACGTTTTCCAGCTTCTTCATCAATAAACTTACCTTGCGGGAATAATGCTTTGTGCTGTTCCTGCAATTTAATCGGGTGCGGAACACCCGGATTATCTGCCAGCAATAAAAACGAGGCGGTCAACTCAAAAGGCAACGTTTTTTCACACACAGGCATCCAGCCGTTTAACCCTGTCGGACCTTCTTTCGGTGCAATCACTAATTTACCGTCTTTTTTAACCATTTCAATCTTTTCTTCTGCGCGGAAACATAAAATCAAGTGCGCCCTAACCTGTAGAAGCTGTTGCACCATTTTTTTATGTGATACTTTTGGTTTTATCCAGCTTGCCATTTTCACGCGCTCGGCTTTTTGCCAATCACCACCTGACATCCGTTGCAGTTCTTCTTCCTGCCAATCTAGTACGCCACCTGTTCCCGACCACACGTGGCTCATACTGTCAACCACAATTACAGGGTATCCAGCCTTGTCGGCAGCCATAATTGCTTCTATGTACGTTTCTGGCCTAAACGGTGGATGCAAGTCTCCGTGGTCAAACTTGAATTGGTCTGCGTAGTGTTTGGCGCGACCAGCCTCAGAATCAATCACAGCAAACGGCTTGTCACCAGAAATTCCGCTTGCCAACCGCATTGCTGAGTAGGTTTTTCCTGAACCGCTACCACCAGCAAGTCCTATTAAAAGACCAACTTGCTCTCTTATCGCTTTCTTAAAAACAAAAGACATATTATTTACCTCTAAATTCCCACGGTTTATGTTTCAATGGATTGCCTTTAATGGCCATTCCATGAGCTTTCATGTGTTCTGCTTGCGTCATAACTTCTAAATTATTTTCAGCATTGTTTTTCTTATTGCCGTCTTTATGATGCACAATTTCACCTTTTACAAGTTTTCTTCCTAACATTTTTTCAGCAACCAGCCTATGTTGATGCACACCGTTTTCTTTAACATAAGTTTTACTGCCAGAGCCTCTTTGCATTTCTCCCCTTCTTTGTGCAGAAGCCCTAGAGTTTCCAGTGTTCCTACAAACAGCACTGCAATATATGCCTGGTCTGCTTTGTTTTGGCGGGTAAAATTCTTTATTGCAAATTCTGCATAAGCGTATTGCTGGTTTAAATTGAAATGCCATTTGCTTTCGCCTCCATATCATTCATAAACTGCTGTAGCATCCAGTTCGGCGGCTCTGCATAATGCACGCTATCAGAATAGCTAGGCCATTTACCTGATTTAATACAATCCTGCCAAATCTCAATCGCATCATTCACTTTTTGGTCAGCAATTTCGATAAACGTATTCGATAACCCAATCAAACAGCACGCATAAGGCGCGGTGATTTCTTGGAATAGGAATACAAATACCGCATCTTCTGGACCGCCACACGCAACCAAGCCGCGTTTATAGAAACTCGCCTGCATGTCGTAACCCATCGAAGCGATTTTACGCACGCACGTTTCAGGGTCGGCAGATTCGGTTGTCTTGTAATCGAGAATCACTTTATTGTCGGCACGTAGCCAATCCAATCGAGCGCGACACCACGCATCACCTTCTTGCCAAACAATCGTCTGCTCTGGCTTGCCGTTTTGGAATATGCCAGCAAGTTCAGAGTTTTTAACCTTAACGATAGCCTGCGACACCATATCTTTCATAGATATTTCGTATTTTCGTAGAATTGGCGTTAAACCTTTAGCTCTTGCCATATCGCTAAGATTTTAATACAGCAATCGCCACAGCACGCTTGGTTTGCTCATCCACGGCTAAATCCTAAACATAGGCTGGTTGCTGAAAAAATGTTAGGAAGAAAACTTGTAAAAGGTGAAATTGTGCATGATAAAGACGGCAATAA